GGCATGGCATATAGGAAGTGCTAATGCCACATTTATCACATTTTAATAATTGCATAATTTTAACAATGTCGTTTATATGTCGTACACATGTCTATTATGTGTCGCTATAAGCGTCTTTTTTTATGTCAAAATTAAGTCAGAAAGAGAGGTAATGTGAATGTTTTCTGATGAAGTTAGAGAAAAAATCTTAAGCAAAGAAGAATTGCAAAAGCTTGACTTAGTGACATTATCTCTTGTTATCCACGCAATCGAGGAAGTTTTAGAGGAGGCAGACAATGAACAATCCTTATCAGCAACCGATTATGAGTAATTGTGTACCACAATATGGAGCATATCAATATAATCCTATGGCAAATATCCAGAGATTTCAGCCGCAGGAGCAGATGCAGCAATCACAAGTTCAGCAAACTATTCCACAGCAGGTAATAGGTATTAACGGCAGAGTTGTGCAAGCAGTTGAAAATATAAACGCTAACGAGGTCCCTATGGATGGCTCAATGGCATTTTTCCCAAAACAGGATATGTCGGAAATTTATGTTAAGAGTTGGAACGCCAACGGAACAATTAAGACAACTGTGTATAAGCCTTATGCAGAATCTAATGGAAACAATGTTAGCAATCCGACAACTGACATAGAAAATGCTAAATTTACCCTATCAGACGAAAGCACGCAGTTATTTCTGAATAAGTTCGAGGAATTATCAGAGAAGATAGGACAACTGGAAGAAAGATTTGATAAATCTTTAGGAACACAAAGAAAAACTTCAAGAACTCAAAGCAAGGGCGGTGATGAAGAATGAACCCAATTAACATTTTTCAGATGATGAAAGCTGGTCCGCAACATTTTATACAGCAGATGATGGGAAATAATCAGATTATGAGCAATCCTATGATGAAAAACACTATGCAGATGGCACAGCAGGGCAATATGCAAGGCATAGAGCAAATGGCTAGAAATTTATGCAAAGAAAAGGGATTAAATGCAGATGATGTATTTAATCAGATAAAAAGCAGATTTGGTAATTAGTAGCATATCGGGCGGATTGCCCGCCCCGATAAAAATTATTTTCTGCTTTTATATTGCGGATAATTATCATCTTTATATCGCCACATAAAACCTTTGTGAGTTTTTGCAAAACCATAGCAACAATTTAATACGGCATTTTTATTAAATAATCCGGTTTGCTTTATTTCTTTGATACCAGACCATTCTTTAATAAAAATATTATTTGCATCATATTGAATTATTGGTCTTTCTCTATAATCGGAAAAATGTTTTCTGACATATGGTTTTCTATTTTTCTTAAGATGCAATGTTTCTTTGGAAAACAAAATAGATAAATCATCGCAAGGAATGTTGTTTTTCGTAATCTTCTTATATCTTTGTTGCACAAGATAGTATGGCACATTGTATATATTGCACCATTCTTTCATAGGCTTTAAGATACCGTTTAATTCAATATAAACAGTGTTCGTTTTATTAATAGATTGTTCAGCAATTGTAGCCCATCTACAATTACCAGGCTCATAATTGCCATTCACATCTATTCGGTCTATGGTTAGAGTGTCGGAGTAGCCGTTTTTAATAGCCCAATTATAAAAAGTTGAAAAATTGTTTTCCCATTCCTCACAAACAGTTATTCCTCTTTTGCCATAATGTTGATAGCTAGGCTCATCGGGGTTATTACATCTCATTTTTATTGACTTCCAAATGTGATGTAATCGGGTTCCCGATTGATCATGAACCTTTCTAAAATAGTTTTGTTTTTTGCAACCGCAAGAGGTTTTATGCCCTGATGTTAATTCATTTGTTTTTGCCGTGGTAATGTTTCCACAATCACATCGGCATATCCATCTTTTAGTTTTATTGGATGGATTTGTGTCAACGCACAAGACTTGTAACTTGCCAAATTTTTGACTTGCTAAATCAATAGATTTACCCATAAAAATAACACCTGTCCTTTCAGTGTGAGATGTCCTATACCAGCTAATGTACGGAAACTGTTAGGACAAACAGCTTATCGGGAGCTACCCTATCCGTACAAATATATTATAACACATTTTAATTAACTTTGATACTAATTCTTGCAAGATTAAGTATATAAAATTTTAATAACGGAGGTAAAAAATTATGTTTAGTTCAAATTGCAACACAGCATCAGTACCATTAGTCGCTAATATTGACGGCAACGGCAATAACGGCGGATGGGCTGACGGCGGATGGCTTTGGATAATCGTTGTATTCGCATTACTCTTTGGATGGGGCAATGGCGGATTTGGCGGTTTTGGTGGCAATAATGGCGGTGGCTATGTTGCGACAGCAGCTACACAGGCAGACATTCAACGCGGATTTGATAATTCAGCAGTTATCAGCAAGTTAGATGGTATTTCTAACGGACTTTGTGATGGCTTCTATGCTATGAACAACAGTATGCTTACTGGCTTTAATGGCATTAACACAAATATCATGCAGACAGGCTATGGCATTCAGCAGGCTATTAACGCTGATACAGTCGCTAATATGCAGAATACAAACGCGTTACAGGCGCAGCTCGCTAACTGTTGCTGTGAAACTCGTGAAGCTATTCAAGGCGTAAACTACAACATGGCAACTAACACTTGTGCTTTACAGAACATAATGTGCAACAACACAAGAGATATTATCGACAGCCAGCAGGCAGGAACGAGAGCTATCCTTGATTTCTTAACAAATGATAAGATAGCAACACTTACAGCAGAGAACAATGATTTACGCAGAGCAGCTTCACAGGATAGACAGAACGCACTTCTTACAACTCAGATGGCAGCTCAGACACAGCAGATTATCAACTCTGTAAATCCTACGGCTATTCCAGCTTATGTTGTGCCTAATCCTAATGCTTATGCTTATGGATGTGGTTGCAATGCAGGATGTGGCTGCTAAAACTGAATAATTAAGTATCTTAATTGAGTTTAACTCGATTATGTCTGCTAAGCAGTATTACTTACAAACACAAAGGGCAGACTATAATGTTTGCCCTTATTTTTATGAAAGAGAGGTAAAGATAATGGAAATAACAGGAATTGCATTACAAACAGTTGCCGCCGGAGAAGATGTTGCATTTACAGGAACACCGGTATGCGGTAGCAAATGTATAGTCCACAGACAGGGAAGCGGAATTATCAAGTTAAGAGGTATTACTAATCAGTGTAAGGCTAGATTTTTAGTATCTTATAGTGGAAACATTCAGATACCTACAGGCGGTACAGTTGGAGCTATATCACTTGCTATTGCAGTAGACGGAGAGCCTTTACAGTCAACACGAATGGTTGTAACACCAACCGCAGTTGAAAATTTCTTTAATGTATCAGCACAGGCATATATTGATGTACCTTGTGGCTGTTGCAGTACAGTAGCGGTGCAAAATACATCTACACAGGCTATTGAAGTACAGAATAGTAACTTAATCGCAGTAAGGGAGGCTTGATGATATGCACAAATGGGCTAAACAGATTATGGAATGTGTCAAGGCTAAAGTTGAAGCAATCGGATTAGATAGCTTTGAGGGGCAGAACCTTGACGATTTAAAGGATTTTACAGAAATAGCGAAGAACATAGCTTGCTTTGACAAAGATTACAGAATTGTTGAAGCTATGGAAAAGTCAGAAGATAACGAGGATATTATGCATATGCTTGAACAGTACGAAGATTATCCGGACAGAAGATTTTACGACCACTACCGCTATGCAAATGGCAGATTCGCCCCAAAAGGTAAAGGAACATACCGCAGGGAATATGAAGAACCACCTTATATGCACATGTACCCAGAAGCAGAGCATATGAGGGATATGGATAGGGATTATGGCAAGATGTACTATACAGAACCAATGTCTGAAAGTAATTACGACAGAGCAAAGAGAAACTACACAGAAACTAAGGAAATGCACAAGAACAACACGCCGGAAGATAAGGAACACAAGATGAAAGCACTTGACGGATATATTAAGGAGCTTGGCGGTGATATTACACAGCTTATTGGTGATATGACAGCAGAGGAACGCAATCTTATGCGTACCAAACTTAGTACACTTGTTTCTAAATTGTAAGCTAAGCCGCAAAATAGTGAGGGCATCATTTGCCCTCACTAATATATTTTATTATTGCATTTTCTATTATCTTGCTTATTGGTATTTGAGTTGATTGAGAGTACTTTTTCAGTAAATCATTAGTTTCAGGTTTAAGAGTTGTAGATATTCTAATTCTATTTTTTAATGTATCTGTAGCCATAATAAAAATCCTTTCTTGTTTAATATTATTTAATTTTATATCATTTTTTTCTTGTAGTCAATTCTTTAAAATGATATAATATTATATAAGATTATATAAGATTAATTAAGTTATAGGAGGCATTATGGAAAATAATTATAATGGAAAAGATATAACAGGTATGAAATTTAATAAATTAACAGCTTTAAAGAGGGTATATGATGGCAGAAAAGGCGTAAGATATTTATTCAGATGCGATTGTGGAAATGAAAAGGTAATTTTAAAACATGCAGTGGTTAATGGCAAAACAAAAAGCTGCGGTTGCATAAGTAGGGAAAAGACAAGTGAAAGAAGTCATAAAGATTTAACAGGAAAAAGATTTGGGAAATTAATCGCATTAAGTGTAAGCAAAACGGAAAACGGCAAGACTTATTGGAAGTGTATTTGCGATTGTGGGAATTATTCAGAAGTTTTGACGAATAGGCTTATTAGCGGTCATACTAAATCTTGCGGTTGCTTAGTTAAAGAAAAGGCTGCAGAAGTAAGTAAAACCCACGGGAAAAGCAAGACAAGAATATACAGAATATATAATGGCATGAAGCAAAGGTGTTATCATGAATCAGCACCTAATTATGCTAATTATGGTAGCAGAGGCATTAAGATATGCGATGAATGGCTTAAAGATTTTACATCTTTTTATAATTGGGCATTAGAAAATGGATATTCAGAAGAATTATCAATAGATAGAATAGATAATAACGGCAATTATGAGCCATCTAATTGCAGATGGACCACACAGAAGGTACAGGCAAATAATAGAAGAACTTCTCATTACATTGATGTGAACGGAGAAAAAATTACTTTAGCAGCATTTTTAAAAAGGTATGATATAAAGTCCAGAGCATTTGTTATGAGAAGGCTAATTAAAGGATATGATTATAAGAAAATATTGGAAGATTACAAAAGGAGTCGGGAGGGAAAATGATTTTTTATATAAATAATATTCGATGGAAAGTGAAAATAACAAATAAAACAGATGCAAATCTTCTCAATTCTAAAAATATTTATACACTAGGCGTAACAGATAGAAATACACATACAATTTATCTATCAAATGCCTTGCGTGGATTTATGCAACGCAAAGTGCTGATACACGAAGTATGCCACGCAATCTGTATGTCTTATGATGTGTATTTGCCTATCGAACAAGAAGAAATATTGTGTGATTTTGTAGCAACTTATGGCGATGAAGTGTTTGACATTGTTGATATGGTGCTTGGAGCAGTTAGGAGAGTGGGATGATGAGTATTGATGAGCTGTTAAAGATAATTCAAAGAACTAATCCAACTATGACTAAGGAATTGTTGATATATGAACTTAGTCAATGCCGGTATGCAAGTAAAGCGTTGATTTATACAGAAAAATGCTGTATTGACAGTAATACTTAAAAATGCTATTATTTAATAGATGTAAACAATAGATAACTATTATATCATTTTACCTTAATAGAACCATAGTGGAAAGTTGCATTGATACATTTTGTATAGGTGCAACTTATTTTATTTTGGAGGTTTTATTATGAGAGTTATAAGGTTAAAAATGTATCAAGAAATGGCTAGATTTAACAATCCGTCAGCACCAAGAGGTGCGGATTGCTATCCTTTACCGCCGTTCAGCACAGTTAACGGATTTATTCATTCAATGTGTCAATGGAAAAAGTATCATAAATTAGATTATTTTGTTACTGGCAAGGGCGTTTACAATACCAAAACACAGAAAGAATGGCACGGCGGCAAGCGTTTTAACAAAGTTAGTGATGAAATGCTTAAGCGTTGGGATATTATAACAGACTATACAGACGGAAGCCATACCGGCTGGGTTAGTACAGTTAAATATCATCTAATGCTAGTTGATTTATATACAACTATATACATCAAAGCTGATGATAGTGACATAGATGATATATACCATGCTTTACTAAACCCACCGGTATATCCATCATTGGGTGAGTATGGTGATTTATGCAAGATTGAAGCAGTAGATATTGTAGAACTTAAGGAGCTTGACAAACCTATATCAGCTCCATTAGATACACAATCTTATATTCCTGTTAATAAAGGCAATTTTGCAGGAACTATATATAGAATTAATAACAAATATGAAATTATCAAAGGTCTTAGGCGATTCCAGAAAGTTCCTTGTTACTTAGTGGATAAAGGACAGGAAGTTGTTAGTAATCTTTTTGATGATGATAAACCGATTATTTTTATAGATTAATTTAAACCCCACGGAATATAATGCAACTTTTTTGATACCTCCGTGGGGTTCTCTTTTATATTCGCAATTTCGATTTTGACAATTTTCAAAATTTGGTTCAGATTTCGTTCAAATCCTACTTAAAAAATTGAAAAAATTTTCCTACAAAAATATAATGCAAAATTTTTGATACCCCCGTCATATGCAATTTTGAAATTCAAAAATCGGTTATACAGAATTTCAATTTTTGCTCCCGATTTTGTTCAGATTTGCCCTAAAAAATTGATGAAAAACTTTAGTGTGGTAAAGCACCATATATAAACTTTGCCGGCTGCGGTTCGTGCTTATTTTGGTGCCGTGGCTTTGTAGTTTAACTTGTACGGCGGTTTTATTTTACAAGTGCATAATTGCAAGGGTTAACACCTGCACGCCTTAAAACGTCTTTAACAGCGTTGTATAAAATGGGTATAATATGCCCTTGCAAGTTGTGGAAGCTGTCGCCAGATCTGGAAGATATGCCAAAACGCACGCCGCCCCAACTGGGTACACTTGTACACCTAAAAGGCGTAAAAAGCCTTATATATAAGCATAGCATTATTATATTAATTTTTCAAGGTACGCAAAGAAAAGCATATAAAAATATATGCTTAATGCTTGCGGCTAGAATCAAACCAACCAGAACCCACAGCAAGCCAAAAAGGGCGCAACCTGTACGCCCTTAAAATTAAATATAACAAAAATCACCTTGCATTCCTGCATTTATAATCATTTTCCCATCGTTGCGGCGATAAACCACACCGCAACCGCCATCATGTAAAGACCAAATAAGCCACCCCGGCGGCGTTATTGCTTTTTTCTCTTTATAATCATAAAAACAATAATGTGGTTTAATTCCTTGCTTTTCCTGCTCAAGTGCATTATTAATTATTTCGTCGTCTGTTAATAATAATTGTGTGCCGCCTTTTAAATGTCCGCAAAATCTCATATTTTTAACCTCCATATTCTAATATTATCCTTTATAGGAAAAACCACCGCCGGTATCGGTCCGGCTGGCATCCTCTGCGGCGGTTAGTTTTTACCATAATAATTTATAAAATCATTCTGTATGTCGTTATCTTTGACATATTTGTAAAAGTTTAAAAGCATTACAAAGTCTCCTGCGCTTATATTGTACCCTTTGTTTTCTCCAGTGCTTACGCTTATACTTCCGTCGTGCTTTGCTTGGCAAACTTCCAACTTTCCGCCATTGTTTACATCAAAAGAAATTTTTCTCATTTTCGTTTCCTCCATATTTTAAATTTTTCCGGTCATTCCGGTAAAGCAAGCCGGGGAGTCGAACCCCGGAGGTGCCAACCTTGCTAATTATTTGCTTGCTAAAATCTCCCTTGCTAATAAGTCCCAATAAAGACCATCGCCGCGCTTATCAAGCCATTTTCCAGCTTCTTCTGTACTTTCATCTAACCATTCAGCCATAAGCTGGATAATATCGTAGTAACTATAATCAACGCCAACGCCTAAACCTCTAAGCCATTCTATACAAGCGTTACGCTCTCCAAGTCTTGCAACCGCCCAGCCGTATTCATTTTTAAACTTCTCTTTAATATCTTTAATTGTGTTAAGTTCTTCGCTCTGTGCAACCTCTGTTAAATAATTTCTGACTGCTGCTTTGACTTCCTTACTGTTTGTTCTTCTCATAATCTTGTACCATTTTACCGATTGTGATATAATCGGCTTACCTTTCTTTTTTGATTGGTGGCGGTTCGTTCTTGGTAGGAGTGACCGCCTTTTTTTATTTGCAAGATTATAATAACAAATATAAGGCACAAAAACAATATACAAATTGTACAAATATAAGGCACATAATTTGTATAATATTTATAAGGCACAAAATAATACAATGTATATAATAAAGAAGAAAAATATTAATTGACACATAAGGCACAAAATGATATTATAATTATAATAATATTATATGAGGAGATGAAAGCATATGCAGAAATTAAAGACAAGCGAAAGCCAACGAAAAGCCGTATATAAATATGATGATAAGTTTGAGCGCATTAATTGCAGATTTGCAAAAGGTACAAAGGGGCGCATAGAAAAGCTTGGATACAAGAGTGCAAACGACTTTATTAAGCTTGCAGTAGCGGAAAAGCTGGAGCATGACGAAAAAATCTTAAAATAAGGCACAAAAAAGCATTGACACATAAGGCACAAAATGATATTATAATTGTACAAATTAAGAAAGGGCAGCCGCAAAGGCTGCAAGGTGGAAAGGATGAAAACAATAAGCATTGACAAGCTCAAGAAAATGAGCTACGAAGATGGAAAAGCATTTTTGTTAAGTGCTGGATATGTAGCACAGGGGAGCGATGAAAGTCCTTGCTACAGTACAGAAGCCGAAAAGATAATAGATGAGCATTTTTATCTTTTTGATGAAGATGATGAACAAGTGGATTTGATTAATTATACAATTTTGTGCAATCTAAGCGGAGAGCCTAACGATGAACAGGAGATTGAAATTGTAAGAGCATATTGGGAAAGAATAGAAGAATAAGAAAGGTTAAAGGTGAAAGTTATGAAGTTAGTAAATGATTTTGACAGAGAAGTGCAGTTTGAGAGCTTAGAAGAAGCTAAGGAGTATTATTATCCAGAAATGAAGATGACAGAAGAAGATTATACCGGCGACAACTTCGCCGAATATCTTAAGGCGTGGGAAGAGTACAAGAAAGGCATTAAGGAAGCTAAAAGCCTCCAGGAACTGGCGGATGTCTTAAACAGATATTCTGATGAGTTTAATAATGCTAGTAGCTGGGAAGTAATCGAACAGAAATTTGATTATTTTAACGGTAACGACTGGAAAAAGGTATCTGAAAGTTGGCTTGATGGTGTTAATCTGGACGGCTTGAAAGAAGTGTTTGAGGATGTTAATAATCACATTAAATGCGTGTACGAAGATGGAAAAGAAGTGTATTATGAAAATGTACATGGCACTTGGGGATTTCCTACAGTATTCAGATAAACAGAGTATAAAGCAAATAAAAAAGAGGGCTTAAAGCCCTCTTTTTTCTACGCCGTGCGTTACTATTTAAAAAATACAAAAAAGTATATTTCAATACATCCGATGTTATTGTTTAAAATACAGAATAGCGTATTTCAATACATTTTTGTTACTGTTTACGTTTTATATAATAAACAGATTTTTATATTATGTCAAGCCTAAAAATAAAATTGACTTTATAATATATTTATGCTATATTATTTTAATAATTAAATATATAAGATTTACACCCGATAATTATATAATAGTTATTGGGTGTTTTTATTTGTATTAATAATATAATTAGCTGGATAAGCTACAGCAGAAAGGGGAATATATGGAGAAAGTACAGGAAGCACCAGACACGCCCGAAGTATTTCAGAATGACATAGAACTTTATTTATCGCAGTTTTGCCAAGAGCACAACATCGAAGATATGACCAAAGAACCACAAAGCAGATGGAATGCCGCGTTGATGTATATAAATAAATATGTTTTTAGTGATAAAAGCATATTAAAATTAAATAAGAATATTAATAAAAATAATACTAATTGTATTATGGATAATAATTTTAATATGTATGATTATGATAAAGTAGAGTATATATTATATATATATTATTATTTATGTGCTGTATATGATAAAGAGTGTAGTATTATAGGTTTTAGCTTATTAACTGGAATTAATAGAGATACTATATATGATTGGGGAACAAAAGAGAAAAAACTAAGTACAAAAAGTTGTGACATCGCGGAAAAACTGCGCATTTTTCGTGAAGAAAGTTTGTCAAATAAACTCGCAACAGGTAACAAAAACCCGGTTGGAATTCTTGCAATACTCAACAGACATTTTGCGTGGAACTTGCCCGGTGTCAGCCGTGAAAGCAGCAACAAAACGGCTCTTACAGCTGCAGAAATACGCCAACAATTGAGCCAAAACAATACACAATTAACCGATAAACAGCAGATAAACGCTATAAACAATTCTGACACAATTTAAACAGCTTAGAAACCGCTTAAATACTGGGTTTGTGAGTGGCAATCATTTAGATAACGCTGATAAATTAAGGTTTATCGGCGTTATGGTATGGATATGGTGTTAATTGTGTTAATTGTTTGATAATATGGCATAAAATAGGCACAATTACACGGATAAGGGCGGAGGGGGTTTATTTGCCCTCAGAACACGCCCCAACTAAGTCGCTCATTTTTCCACGATAAGAAAAAGGCTTTATATATTAATATATATTTATATTACTATTACCTACATAATACACATATTATATAATTATATATAAATAATGCCTAACCATTAATCATATAATTAATACTAATAAATCACTTATATATTTAATTAAAAATAATCCAATTAACATCTATACATTTAAGCTAATTAGGTGTATAATAAACACATATTAATTAATCACAAGATATTCAATAAACACATCAGAGAATCAGCTAGTCGGCTGAATAAATTCCAAAAAATTTTAAAAAATAAAAAAGAGTTAGGAGTTATAAATGCAGGGCAATGAATACCAAAAATTGGCTATGCGTACTAACGATAAAATGGCTCATTGTAGATTAAGTACTGAATTAACTGGCAAGCTTCCACTTAGTCCTCTAACGGAAAACAATGCTAAGTGTAGCAACATAAATGACATAGCAGGACTTCTTAATGGTGTCTTAGGTTTAACTGGTGAAGCTGGAGAAGTATCAGACCTTGTTAAAAAGGGCATATTTCACGAAAAGGGCATAGACTTAGAACATCTTAAGAAAGAGTGCGGCGATGTAATGTGGTACGTTGCTATGATTTGCGAAGCTTGCGGATTCAGTCTTGATGATGTAATGCAAACAAACATAGATAAGCTTATATCACGTTATCCGGATGGCTTTGATTCTTACAGAGCTAATCATAGGCAGGCAGGTGATGTCTAATGCTTAAGCCGGAGGAAGATTGCTGTAATTGTTTGTATAAATTTAAAATGTGGTTTGAAATGCCTTGCAAAAATTGTAATGGTAATCCAGACACACATCCTAACGGCGTAGATAACTTTGTAGAACAGATTGATAGTACAAATGATATTGCAGCACTCTTTGAAGATAAAGAGTAGCTTAATTGCCCCTTAGCCAAGCGGTCAAGGCATAAGATTTTGATTCTTACATCATCAGTTCGATTCTGATAGGGGTAGTTCGCAAGTACTTAATCGTTACTTGCACCTTTTGAACTTACTGGTTTGGTGGAATTACCATGACATTAAGTTCTCCTTTCACCTCATAGCAAGAGCTGTTAAGGACCGTCAGAAAGTCCGTGAGGTTTTACGTGTAAACAACACGTAATAATTATCTCATAATTAGGCAGTTATCCTTAAGGGATAGACAGCGAGCGAAGCCACTTTCTTTGAACAACCAAACTGCACGGTGGAATACATCCAGCTTTGCCACGACCTGTTATAGGTGCCATAGCCTATACTGCTGTTAAGACTAGCACTTTATATCCCCTCAAAACAATATTTTTAAGCGTATAAATGACCTCCAAAGTAATTTATAAATGTGAATTGTTTAATCTCTCTGTGCTAGTCTTTTTATTTCAACTTGTCAGAAATTCTTACAAGTTGACGGATAGTAGTTCAGTTGGGAGTAATGCTTGATTTATTCAAGTAGTCACAGGTTCGAGCCCTGTCTATCCGATTACAACAAACTAGGTTAGCTACCGAAAAGCACAAGCCTTAGTGCCTGTTTGTTGTTTTGTTAATAAGGCAGTTATCAGAAAGGCAGGTAATAAATATGCTATCAGAAAATGAAATCCAAACAAAAGTTAATTTCTTATCATCAGCAAGGTGCAATCACACATTCCATAAATACATTGACATAACAGGTGACTTGATAGAGGGAACACTTTTATCAAGGATTTTATATTGGTTTGCGCCGAGTAAAGACAATAAGAGCAAAGTTAAGATATACAAGGACGGCGAATATTGGATTGCAAAGCAAAGAAAAGACTGGTGGGAAGAAATAAGGATTACTGAAAGGCAGTATGATAAAGCAATTAAATCGTTGGTGAAAAAGGAATTTGTAATTACAGCAAAATACAAATTCAACTCAATGCCAACTATACATATAAGACCTAATTATGATGTTATCAACGCAGAAGTTAAAAAATGGGAAGAAAATATCAGACAAGAGGTTATAGCAGAAGATAAAGGACAAGAATTACATAAACAGGCAGACGGGAATGACACAAAATGTAATTCCCAAGGGAATAACACAAAGTGTAACTCGGGAATGACACAAGGTGCAACTCTTTTAACAGGGATTACTAACAATGATTACTTAAACACTAATTACGAAACATTAAATACTGAATGTAATTCTCTTAACAGAGAACAGTGTAATTCTTTTTTACCCAAAGATAAAAAAGCGAAAGAGTTTAAGCCAATAAGCGAATATTCTCAAAGCGATTGGGAAGTTGCCGAGGAAAGAATGATAAGTAGAGCTGGCAAGATAGCTTATGATTGGACTAATGATAAAACACTTAAAGAAAATGTAGAAGCATTCTTTAAATACTTTTTAGATAAACACGGAGAATGTACTGGAGAATATCACTATCCATTAACAGATAAGGTTTTATCAAGAGTAGTAGATAACCTAACAAAAGAAACTGACATAGAGCGTGACGGATATACAGATACCTATTACGCAGCTATAAGTGATATGGACGATAATACAGACTACAAGATGTTAGTTGATGAATATTTCAACACAAAGTTTTCGGCAAAATGTGATTATAGCTTAGTTCATTTTTCTTCTGAAAAGGTCTTAATTAACATTATGAACCACGCTTGTAAGAGCAGTTGGTGTGAAAGTAAAGAATGGTAAGGAGTGATTATTATGGCAGCAGGCGTACACCCACTAAACAAAGATAAGTTTTATGAAGCAATTAACTTATACATATCGGGACAGGTTTCACAGGTAAAGGCGGCAAAAGTAGCAGGTTGTAGCGTACCGACATTTAAGAAATACGCTAACAAGATTTATGGCGGCGAGGAGCTACCAGATAATTTATGGGAGAAGAAGTGATATGTGTGAATTTTGCAATGGTAAAAAGAAGAAGATTGAAAATGGCTATACATATGGCAGAGCATATATAGAATCAACTAATTATGGCAATTATTATAAACTTTGCTATGACAACAGCGGTGAAGAATATGGAGAGGGGGAGTTTGAAATCAATTATTGCCCTATCTGCGGTAGAAAGTTGGTGGAAGAATGAATGAATTTTTAAAATTTTTTGACGATAAAGCAAAAGACTTTCCGATGCATCTTGAAATTACTTATAGCAAAATATGTGATTGGAATATTTTGATTTATAAAAAAGGCTGTGCTGATGATTACCCTAAAGCTAGGTGTAGTGGCGAAGATGTAATAATTGTTGATGAAAGTGATTGCGATATGGAACTTTGTTTTGCTAGGGCACATGTGAAGTTAAAAGAATGGCTTTCGGAATTTAACGGCGGATATTAAGGCGGTGGAAGAATGAAAGAAACGATAGTGGCAGAAGCACTTGGCTGTATGGGATATATGTCTACAAAAAAACAGACTTTACAGTGTTGACTTTACGTGTTCAAACTGCGGAAAGTATCATGAAGAAATTATATTCGGCACAAAAATAAAATGCGAATGTGGTGCGACAATTGATTTGAGACTGTCGAAGAATGCGAGGGAATCATGAAACATCAAAAAGAATGGCACACTTGCGACAGGTGCGGAAAAGAAATGATACCTAAGAGCTGGAAAGAAGTTAGATTTAAGCAAGTTGGATGTTGCGGAGATATAGTTCCCACTTTTGAAGATAATGATATGTGCCTTGAAATCAAGAATGTCCGTAGATATAAATTTTTAGAAAGAACATATGATTTATGCCCTAAGTGCAGGAAAGATTTTGAGAGGTTTATGAGAAATGAATAATATTGACAATCCTTTATCAGGGTATCAATCGCCGCCCGAAGAAGTATTGAGAAATTTTGGAATAGATATTTCAAGAGAAGTAGTAGAAAAATATGCTTTGAAAAAGTTTGGCAGACTGCCACAAAGCCATATTGAAACGAATTTCGCTATATGCTCTAAAATAACCGAGGAAACAAGGAGATTTATGAAGAATGAATAGTGCTTTTGTGATTATGTTTTTAATTGTGATTATAGCAGCTGCGGCACTTATGATATCTATATGCATTGCAGGAACAGTGTTTTTGCTTGAAGAAACAGGAGTGCTTGATATATTTAGAGAGATTATTCATAAAAAGAAATGCCAACCAATAGAAAAATTCAATACATGCGATACAAACCCTGGTTGCGAACTAGAGCCTATGGAATGCAGTTTTGCGGTTGAATATTCCACATGGGAAGAAGCTAATAACGGAGCACGCAAATTTATGTGCGGTCGTGATAAATGCAAATATCAGAAACGAGGTGGCAAATATGAAAGCAATCAAAAAATTAGAAATTGACAGGACGGAATCGCCAGTGAAGATTTACATTGATGGAGAAAGACTTGATTTGTCAAATGTTGTAAGTGTGAACATAGTGCTTGATGTGGACAGGATGACGGTTCATATAGTCAAAAATGAAGTAATGGTTTTTAGTGATGAATAAATATATTACCGACTACAAATTGATTGTAGCCGCTACCCTAAAACAGTTATAGGCAGAGGTCTATAAGCACCTTTGCTGAAAAGTGGAGGTGCTTTTCTTGAATTCTGAATTAAATCAACTGATAGATGATTGCGAAAAATACATATCCCAAAAAGGAATAGATGAAAACATTATAGAAGTCTACTACAACGTGTGCCAGCTTGCCAAGAATGAGGGCGAAATCGACACAATGTTAAAATGTACGGCTAGGACAAAAGAACTCATAGAAAAAGCTTGTATGCGTGATATAGGCATAGATATTTTTGAACTTGAAAAATATACATTCAACAACAATATAGACAATGATTTAGTTAATAGATATTTTGATACCTTATTGCTTGAAGCTCCGCACTTATTCCACAGCTATTTGCTTTATCTTGAAAAAGACAGAGAAGAGAGTGAAAGATTTTATCAGCCAAAAATGAAACAGCTTAATAAATACGGGCTTATTCAAGCTATGCAAGATTTGGAAGACGACAAATATAATAGATTATGTATTTCTATGCCACCAGGAACGCAAAAAACTACACTGGAAAAATTTTTTTGCTCTTGGATAATTGGCAAGCACCCTAAAGATTACAGCCTTTTCTTTTCTCATAGCAACGAAATTACAGGAAAGTTTTATAAAGGAGTGCTTGACATAACAACAGATGATAAAGAATATAAATGGAATGTTATTTTTCCTAATTTACCATTACAAAGCACAAATGCACAGGCACAAGAAGCTAATTTCGGTAAATACAAAGCATTTTCAAGTATTCAATGTTCATCAATAGGAGCTAAGAACGCAGGTAAGGTCAGAACTAACCGTTATTTATATTGTGATGACCTTATAGGTTCTATTGAAGAAGCACTTAATCCAATAATTCTTGAAAAAATATGGAGAATTTATGGAGTCGATTTAAAGCAAAGAAAGCTAAACGAACAAGTAAAAGAAATAATTATAATGACCAGATGGAGTACAAAAGACATTATTGGACATATTATTGAGCTTTATGGAAACGACCCAAAGCTAAAAATTATTTCGATTCCAGATATTGACCCTAAAACAGGGAAAAGTAATTTTGACTATGAATATAATGGAATGTCGGTGGAATTTTTTAATGATCAAGCACTGACAATGGATGATATATCTTATAGATGTCTTTATAAGCAAGATCCAATAGAACGTGAGGGATTGCTTTATCCAGAAAACAAAATAATGAGATACAAAGAACTTCCTAAAACACGAATTAAAAGAATTACTGGACAATGTGACACGAAATCCTCTGGTACTGATTTTTATGTGTTTCCTTGCCTGGTTGAATTTGAAGGATATGAGGGAACGTATTACTGCACTGATACTATATGCAACAATTCGGCAGATTACGAAAAACAATATGAAAATTCAGCAAATTTAATTGTCGATAATGAAATGCAAGATTGCGATTTTGAAGCCAATCAAGGCGGAGATAGGGTTGCAAATGAAGTCAGAAAACGAGTAGAAGAAAAAGGCTGGTTATGCAATATATCAGACACTGCAACTGAAACAAACAAAGAAGCAAGAATATTTCAGTGCTCTAGCTGGGTATTGCAACATATTGTGTTCAAAGACAGAAGCCTATATGAACCTAAGAGCGATTATGCAGAGATGATGAGTTGGTTATTGAAATATTCAGTATCTGGTAAAAATTTGCACGATGATGTACCGGATGTTTTTTCAAATTTTGCATTAAGAATGAAAAGAGGAAATAGAGTAAAAAAGACAGTAATTATGTCAAGTCCAATATAACAGGAGGGTGTTTATGGTAACAAAGGAAGTTTTATCACAGTATTCGGATTTACAAGAAGAAGTAAAAGAAGTAAGGCTAAAGATAGAACGACTTGAAAAAGATATAAGCAAAATTGAAGCTGGAGAAATGGTTATAGATTCTGTCAGTGGTGGCAATGGCGGCAAGCAACATTTTAAGATTGAGGGCATACCATTCCCAGAGTACAGCAGAAAGAAAACACTTCTTTATGCCAGAAAAGCCACATTGCAGTTGCTTGAAGATGATTTGTTGGAAAAAACCAATGAGGTTGAAGAGTTTATCGCAAGTGTTGAAGATAGCAGAATGAGAAGAATAATCAATCTTAGATTTTTAGAAAATAAGACTTGGAATGAAGTGGCTGATTATATAGGCGGCGGAAATACAGAGGATAGCGTAAGAAAAAGTTTTGTAAGATTTTTTGAAAAATAGCAAAGTTGTCCGATATGTCCGCTTTTATTAGTTTATTATTATATTGAGCAAAGCGAACTTCATAAACATGTATAATCCTTATCGAAAAGCATCGTCATTTAATTATGGCGGTGCTTTTACTATGTAACGAGGTAGAAATATGATTTTTTATACAAACAAAGACAAGTCAATTATGTGTCCGAATTGCCATAAGTTTTTGACTAAGGCAGACAGCAAAGACCCAAGAACACATAAATTAGCGTGCAAGCATTGCCGTAAATGGATATGGTATGTGCCTAACGATGATGATAATTTTCAAATTAAAGAAGTACCGGACAGCAGAAGTTCAAGCGGTATGACATTTTATTAGAGGTGTAGACAATGCAGACAGGAAGAATTGCTATTTATACAGGCGCGAAAGAAATAACGTCTGACAATATAATACCAATTTTGCGTGAAGCAATTTTGGAACATGATATTAATTCCAACAGAATACAGTTTCTTCTTGATTATGATGCAGGAATACAACCAATAGTTAGGAAGAATGCCAAAACATACAGACCAGACATTGACTGCGAGTGTTGCGATAATGTGGCTAACGAGGTCACAGAGTTTAATTTAGGCTTTAAGTGGGGAAATCCTATAACGCTAGTTCAAAACGGCGACAATGAGGATTCTAACCTCACAGAAGCTATAGCAGAATTAAACAGTTGCTACGAATCACAGAATGCAAGGCAGAAGCAACAGGAACTTGCGAGATATGTTGAAATCGGTGGCGTTGGATATGTCCTTATTGATGTGAATACAGAATATGAGGACGGAGAAAGCTATTTCACATACGATGTTTTGGACCCAAGAACAACATTTGTTGTAAGGTCAACAGCTTATAGTGACAAGAGGGTTATTCTTGCAGGCACTTATATTAAAGACAAACACAGCGGTGCAAGATATTACACCTGTTTTACAAAAGATATTCGCTATGAAGTTACAGATGGAATAAAAATTACTAACGGACCAGAAAAAGGAAAAACAAAATGGGGATTTTTAGAGAGAAGCGGAGAAGAAAATCCACTGCATAAAATTCCTATTATCGAATACACAAGGTCATTTGATAGAATGGGTTGTTTTGAACGGCAAATATCTGAAATGGATAACTTAAACTTACTCATTTCAGATTTTACTAATGATGTTGAACAGAACACGCAGGCAGTGTGGCACACAAATGATGTTGACTTTCCGGTTGAACAGGAAACAACAGTTGATAAAGATGGAACACCACACATTACTGAAAAAGTGAGGAAACCAAAATCTGGAGAATGGATGCAGACCTACACATCAGCAGATGGCAAAACTCCAATAGTTGAGCCGCTTGCAATTAATTACGATTACACAGGTATGCTTAATAACATTCAATCAAGGCGACAGATAATCTTACAGAAATGCAATGTGCCACAACGAAATGATAATAGCGGTGGCAGTACAGGAGTTGCAATGTCAGACGCTACAGGCTGGTCACAGGCTGAAACAGCAGCGGCAAAACAACAGTTGATTACAGATGGCTGCAAAATGGAAGAGATAAAAGTTGTTCTTGCAGCTATTAAGCTGTCAAACAATGTTAATAGCAGTAATCCATTACTTAAATTAAGGGCGAGAGATGTAAAACCTAACATTAAGCGGCAAAAAACTTATGAAATGTCAACTAAGGTTAATGCCATGGCGACATTGATAAGTCACGGATTTAGCCTTAAAGATACAGTTGATGCGATTCCATTCTTTGATGACCCTAACGATGTTGTAGCGAGAAGCGGAGAAATGGTTAAGGCATATCAAGACAGCATAATTAACAAAGATACGCAGAACCAAGCAGAGGGCGGAGATGGTGAACAATCACCTAACAAAGACCGCACAACGCAAGACTTATCAGACCAGACAGAAAATAGTCCAATCATAGACAAGAGCAGAACAGATAAATAATTGATATTGAGCCACAGGGTAGAAAATGCCTTGTGGCTTTTTATATGCCCTAGAGAAAGGGCAATACAAATATCGCAAGAAGTTGAGAGAACAACAAAAAACGCAGAAAGCAGAGGTAAAGAAATTATGGCAGATGTAACTAACACAACAACAGAACCAACGACTAATAATGAGCCACAGAACGAAGAGCAGACACCTAGCGTAGAAGAGCTTATGGCACAGCTCGCTAGTGAAAGAGCTGAAAAAGAGAAGTATAAGAACGCTTCCGATAAAGCCAGTTCAGAAGCAGCTAAGTACAAGAAAGAACTTCGTTCAAAGCAAACAGCAGAAGAACAGGAAGCAGAAGCAAAAGCGGAAGCTGAAAAATTGCAGGCTGAAAAGTTCGAGAACATGAGCAAAGAACTTAATCATATGAAAGCTGTCAATGCTTATCAGAAAGTTATAGGTGATGGAAAGGATATTGATTCTTTGATTGAGGCGGTTACAGATGCAGACCATAGCCTTATAGCAACTGTAATTGCTAATGAAGTGCAAAGACAGGTTAAAGAAGCAAAGGCGGAGTGGCTTAAATCAAGACCGGCTATTAATGCAGGCGGTGGAGAAGAAAGTACGATAACACAGGAACAGTTCAACAAGATGAATTACCACGAAAGAGTGGAGTTCAAAAATAAGAATCCAGAACTTTATAAAAAGTTCACAGAGTAGAAAACGGAGGTAAATAAACTATGCCACAGACTAAGTTAGAAAATTTAGTAGACCCACAAGTAATGGCTGATATGGTATCGGCTAAGTTACCAAAGAAAATTAAGTTTTCGCCTATTGCAAGAGTTGATACAACACTTGTAGGAAGACCGGGAAGCACAATCGTTGTGCCAAAGTATGCTTATATTGGTGACGCAGAAGATGTAGCAGAAGGTGTTGCCATGGGTACAACAGTACTTACAACATCTACAACAGAAGCAAAGGTTAAGAAAGCAGGTAAGGCTGTAGAGCTTACAGATGAATCAGTATTATCTGGTTATGGCGACCCACTTGGTACAGCTATCAATCAGATTGCTATGTCAATCGCTGCAAAGGTTGATAATGACAGCTATGACGCACTTTGCACAGCACCTATTGATCACGATGGAACAGCAGCACCTATCAGCTATTCAGCAGTTGTAGCGGCTAATAGCAAGTTTGATGATGAATCAGATTCATCACTTACAAAGATATTGTTCATTAATCCGGCGCAGGAAGCTACATTACTTAATGACGATGATTTCAAGAGCAATGACAAGTACCCACTTAATGTAATTATGAATGGAACTATCGGTTCTATCGCGGGAGCGCAGGTTGTTAAGTCAAAGAAAGTTAAGTTAGTTAAGTATGAGCTTGATGATTCAACAGGAACAATCAATGTTGTGGCTGATACAACAAGTGAGGATTCAACTAATGTTCATCTTGACACAGCACTTGCACATACGCTTAAGCCAAAGGGAAAAGAAATTAAGGTAGGTAGCAAGTTAAAGGCTGTTACAACAGAGTTCTACGCTTGCCCTATTGTTATCGTGTCAGCAGATGACCCTAACGAGGACGCAGGTGCAGATGGCGCATCAGAGGAAGAGAATGCACTTACAATCTATATGAAGAGAAGCGTTGAGATTGAATCAGACAGAGATATTCTTGCAAAGACAACTGTTATCTCTGGCGATGAACACTATACAGCAGTCTTAAGCAATGATTCAAAGGTTGTTCTTGCTAAGTTCGGAAAGTAAGAGGTGTTTATATGTTATTAAGACGACATAAAATTAACGCCGCAAAGCAGAGCGAAAAAGTAACAGCAGATAATGTAAGACAAGAAGCTGTTTATGGAGATGAGCTTAAGTATGAGGAAGAGCAGGACAAGTTCCCTGCTCAACCTACAAGCGACTACACAAAGACAGATATTAAGCGTATGTCAACAGCGGACTTGCAGGCACTTTCCTTAGAACAAGGTATTGAGAACGCAATGGAACTTACAGGAGCAGAACTTAAAGAACTGTTAATTGAGAAATTAGGGTTATAGGAGCTGAAATTATGGAATACACCACATTAGAGCAAGTTAAAATCAGACTTAAACAATTTCATATTGATACAGTCACAAATGATGATGAAACAACATCTGATGTGGTAGTGTTCGATAACAAAGAAGATAATCCGGTAATCGAACAGCTTATTAAACAGGCTGCAGAAGATGTAAAGGCAAAGAGAAATTATCCCGAAAGCTACACAGAAGAAATGATAACAGAGGACTTGAAGAAATTTGAGAGTGTTATCGTTAATCTGGCTGTCTACGACCATTCACAAGCAGGTGAAGCATTTATGGCAAGCTACAATGAGAATGGTGTCAACAGGGTTTGGAGAGATAGAGACAGTTTATTTGTTGGGGTGTTTCCTTTTGCTAAGGTTTTATAGAAGATTGTGCGTTACCAATACGGTAGCAGGCGGCACACATTAAGGGTGGTGGGCGGTGTGCCATTATTAATTATGAAAGGCGGTATATCAATGCCAATAGCAGTAATTATAAGCATTATTTCAGTTGCTTTTTCCGTCTTTTTCGGACTGTTCACCTTAGGACTTAATCTTAAGAACAACAAAAAGTCTGACAATGCAGAACTTACGGAGCGTGTAAAGGAAAATACACGCATAAATATGAAACTTGACACAATATCAAGCAACACAACAGAGATAAAGAATGAAGTTACAGAAATGAGAAAAGAACTTAATTCTCACGATAACAGGATTATTAAAGTTGAGGAAAGTGTAAAGTCGGCACACCACCGAATAGACGGACTGGAAGCACGACTTAATGAAGATAAGGAGGTATAGCAGAATGGATATAACATCAGTATCAACAGTAGTTGCAATCGTTGTAATAACATATCTGATAGGCTTAGGAGCTAAGGCAATTCCGCACATTAAGGATAATTACATTCCTATAATCGTAGGCGTTGCAGGCGGTATCTTAGGCGTTATAGGTATGTATGTAATACCAGACTTTCCGGCAAATGACATTCTTAATGCAATCGCAGTAGGAATTGTGTCCGGACTATCAAGCACAGGTGTTAATCAGATTTATAAGCAGGTAAAGAACAATGCTTGACATTAATAAGCAGGCTATGAAGTATTCGCTTCAAGGACAGACAGTAACCATCTATGAAAGAGATGATGACGGCAATATCCTTTATGAGGGATATACCGATACAGAGGGTAACTTCATTCCTTATCTTGATGATGAGGGAAATAAGATACCCAAAGTTCTTGAAGAAAAAACAGGTTTTTCAGAGCCGGTCGATTTCAAAGCAAACATATCATTCAGCGGTGGAGAAGCACAGAGTAAAGAATACGGCTTTGATACCGCTGATTTTGATGCTATTTTGTTGACAGATAGGAATACACTACCTGTTCAAAAGGGTGACCTTATCTGGCTTGATAGCAAGCCTACATACACATCTGACAGTCTTGTTGATGAAACATCAGCAGACTTTACCATTGTAGGCATTAAGCCAGCATTATATTCAACCAAGTATATGCTTAAAGCAGTTGTAAAGTAGGTGCATTATGGCAAGACATACAATTAATATATCCTTGTCTGAAAAGTCCGTAAATGAAGCTATCAGACAGCTACAACAGTATAAGAATTGGCTTATAAAAAAGACTTCGCAGCTTGTCAAAGAACTTGCAGAAGTTGGAATACCTGTTATAGATGAAAATATGGCAAAAGCAAGTTATACATATGATGAAAAAGGTGTTCGTAGCGGCTCAGATACAAGCCATCACAGTTATGTTGAAATGAAATCCGCAGGAGAATATGTTGAAGCAAAATTAATTGTAGAAGGCAAAGAACTCATGTTTATAGAGTTCGGAGCTGGTGTATTCTACAATGGAGCGGCTGGAAGTAGCCCACATGACAAAGGCGTTGTTAATGGTATGGTTATAGGCTCATACGGCGAACATCACGGCGTACAAAAAGTGTGGGGTTACTATGACGATGACGGAACCTTAGTTCTTACACACGGCGTAGAAGCACAAATGCCTGTTTATAAGGCTGATATGGAAATTATACAGAAATATGTTGAGGTAGCAAGGAGGGTGTTTAGTTAATGGCAAATGCAAACGATTGGGCGATAGACCTTGAAAATACAGTCACAGCACTTGTCAAGGCTAAAACCCTAACACAGCTTAAAAAGACATATTCAAAGATAGTCATAACCAATGAGGGGGAAAACAGCGGTCAAGCAGTATTCCCAACAGTATACATTCATTTACTGCCAGCAGTTGAACAAGGACAAACACTTGACGGACAGACGATAAATGCAATGTTAGCGACATTTCAAGTAGATGTTACCACTAACACAAGCAAGTCTGACTGCCGAAAGGTTATGGCAATAATTACAGACACATTCAAGCTGATGAGATTTCAAGGCACTTCAATGCCGGAGTTCTCAATCAGCAACAAAGTACATAAGAGTACCGCACGATTTAGGCGGTTAATCGGAGCAAATGACAGATTATTGTAACAAAGAGCAGAAATGCTCTTATTTTTTTGCGAATTTTTAGGAGGTAGACAATGGCAGATACAGTAGCAGGATTAAGTGCACTGGGAATCACGTTTAGTTATGGAGTTGAAACTACAGCAGGTACTAAACCAACAGCATTTAAACTTCTTCATAGAATCAATTCTATTGATGAGATTACAGTAACCCCAGAGGCTATAGATGCATCAGCACTTGAAGATTTACAGACAAGAAACATTGCAGGTAGAGATACGGTTACAGATACAGTTGCGGTAACAGTTAATAAGACAGAAGCTACAATCAAAGAGTGGAAAGACCTTATTACAGAATATAAGGCTTTAACTGATGGAAAGAGAATGTGGTTTCAAGAGATTACTCCGGGTATATCAGATGCGGAGTTCTTTGTTGCACAGCCGCCTTCAAAGTTACCAATTACGGGCAAGGAGCAAAATTCACTCCTTACAATGGCTATCAATCTTATTATTGAGGATATGGTAGGAACAGATACAGCAGTTACCCCAACATCGGGGGAATGATAAGCCAATCGACTAAATCAAAGGCTGTGTCGATTGGTGACACAAACGCCAAAACAGCCGACTACACATCATATCTTGATGATGTAACAGAATAATTATTAAAAAAGGTAGGTGCGGTGTAAAATCCGCACCTTTCCCTATATGGACGATAGGGTGGGAAAGGGTAAAAATTATGATGAATATTAATGTAAATGGAAAAGAATACAAAGTTGAGTTTAGCTTCGGTGCGGCAGAGTGCAAAGAGATAGTGCAGAAAATGTTTTCTGTCGTTAATGGTTCTTACTTACTTGCACAGACAGATAAGAGTGTTGCACAGGCTTCTTTTGACGGATTGGCAAATATGACAGCAGATGTGCCAGAGATTTGCATTTTAGCCATTTATGCAGGCTGTATTGACAACAATCCTGTAACTATGGATGAAGCAAAGGAACTCACTAGAGCATATATTACAGAGAAGAGAAAGACAGATAAGAGTTACGGATATAGAACATTGTTTGAAGAAATCAAGAAAGCGATGGAAGATAATGGTTTTTTCGAGTTGAGCGGAATAACAGCGATGCTGGAAGAGATGGCAAACAATGTGGAAGAAGCAACACAGGAACAGAAGAAACCGACAGTAGTTCCACAAGACCACAAGAAAAAGCAGACTTCCACAAAATAATCTGGGAAGAATACTTTGTCTTAGCCAGTTCACTAGGCGTCAGTTATTCAGACTTTCTAAAAATGACACCCAAAAAGCTATGGGCGGTTGTAGAGGGCAAAAAACTTGAAAGACAACGAATGGATTCAGATATATGGCTTGCAGTAGGTAACTACATACTTCCAGCAATCAAGATAGGTGTTAGAAGCGGTGCTTGGGGTAAAGGCGAGCTTGAATATCCAGACAAACCTATTTATAGCGATATTAACAAAAAAGAGAACAGTAAAGATGAAATACAAAGAAAGAGAGAAGAGTTTGTCTTGAATATGAAAATACGCAAAGCAAACTGGGATTTAACACACCCTAAAAATGATAAGCCGGAGGTATAAGCGTGGAATTAGATTCATTAGAAGTCAAAATTACCGGTACTGCCACTAAAGCTATCAATTCTGTTGATAAACTGATAAATCAGCTTACAAGGCTGTCAACATCACTTGCAACTGTGAATGGTTCATCGCTAAGCGGTCTTGCGAATGGCGTTAACCAGTTAGGTTCTGCTATGCAGAATATGAACGCAGGAACAGCAGATTTTACAAGGCTTGCTAAGAACATCACAAAAATAGGTTCAATTGATTCGGTTGTACTAACTAGCACAGCTACATCACTTCAAGCTGTCACAAAGGCAGTTGGAAGCATATCAGCTATTCCGCAAAATGCAACACAGGTCACAGAATTTGCAAAGTCACTTGGTAAGCTAGGCAGTAAGAGTATAGAAAACGCCGTTGTAAACATTCCAAAGCTAGGCAATGCTTTAAATGGCTTAATAACAACGCTATCAAGAGCGCCAACAGTAAGTCAAAATGTCATTCAAATGACTAACGCATTGGCTAATCTTGCTAGTCAAGGTAGCAAGGCAAACTCACTTCAAAAGTCGCTGTATGGCGTTTCTACAAGTGCTAGAACAGCAAGCAAAAGCAGTTGGAACTTAGCAAGTGCCATAGGTAAGTTTTATGCAACTTATTTTATGGTAATTCGTGGCAGTAAGAAACTTATAGAAGCCATCAAGTCAACAACAGATTACATTGAGGCGTTCAACTATCAAGCGGTTGCATTTGGCAAAATTGGCTCGGAATGGGATAAAGATTACGAAAAGTACGGCTATGATAACGCAACAGCATATGCAGAAAGTTTTCAAAGTAGAGTAAATGATACTCTTGGAAAACTATCAGGCTTAAAAGTTAATGTTCAAGGCGGTTTGCTTGAAGAAAGTGGAACAAAGAACTTAGGACTTAACATACAAGAGATAACACAGTACGCTTCACAATTAGCTTCTGTCACTAACTCACTAGGGCAGACAGGTGAAGCGACAACAGCAATAACAAAGTCAATGACAATGCTTGCAGGCGATATAAGCTCACTTTTTAACGTGGACTATTCAACAGTAGCACAGAACTTACAAAGCGGTTTAATCGGTCAATCAAGGGCATTGTATAAGTATGGTATTGATATTACTAATGCTACATTAGCGACATATGCTTACAACTTAGGCATTTCCAAGTCTGTATCAGAAATGACACAGATGGAAAAACAGCAGTTAAGAGTGTTGGCAATATTAGACCAAAGTAAAGTATCTTGGGGCGATTTAGCTAATAGACGGAAGAAAGTTAATAATATAACTTATCTTCCAAGTGTTGCATAAGAATAGAAATATCTTATGGCAATCGGGCAAAATCGGTAAAGGCTAAAGTTTTCAAAACGAGCAATTTATGGTATAATATAAGTATGAATAAATCTTATATTATATACAAAGCAACTAATAAAATCAATGGTAAAATATACATTGGAAAAACTTATAATCTTGAAAAAAGAAAGAAACAGCACATTGACGATATAAACAATGGCTTACCTTTTCACAATGCATTAAAGAAGTATGGTATTGATAACTTTGAATGGGAAATAGTTGATAAAGCAGATAGTGATTCTGAAATCAGAGAAAAAGAAATACAATGGATTAAGAAGTGCAATTCTTGTATATCATTCCCGAACTCAAACGGATACAATATTACACTTGGTGGCGAGGGTGGAATATCTTGGAATTCAAAGCCTGTTCTTCAATATGACCTTAATGGGAATTACATTGACGAGTATATAAGCTCATCACACGCAAGCGTTGTAACAGGTTTACAAAGACATGATATATCCAATTGTGCAAAAGGCATAGTAAACCGTTCAGGTGAATATATGTGGCGTTATAAAGTTAGTAAAAACATTCCTAAAAAGATTGCTTCTTACTCAAAGAAAGCAAGTACAAGGAAGCGTGCTGTAATGCAACTTGATAAAGAGGGGTTTGTTCTTAACATTTTTGATTCATTAACACAAGCAAGTCAAGAAACATCAACATCAAGAACAAGCATATCTTTTTGCCTAAGCGGCAAATATGGAACAGCAAACAATTATGTATGGATATATGCTGATGAATACAATCCAAACAAAGATTATAAGTATAATGGTATAAGAGAGGGGAAGGGCATTTACCAACTTGATAATGATAGAAAAATTGTGAACCACTTTAATAATTGCACAGAAGCGGCTAGATATATGAATGAACCTGACAAAGTACATAAACAGATTCACAAGGCTATCAAGACAGGAAATAAATGCAGAGGATTTTATTGGATTAAAGCTGAAAATTATGCTAATACCGAGATAACTCAATAGATTACGAACAGGCTATTGAGTATCGTAACGAGTAGGAATTGAATAAATATAATATTCCCAAGAGTGTCCGACACTACTGTATATAGGACAGTATGAGGTGGAAGTGGCTACCACCAAACCAAACATAATGATGTGGGTGATAATGTACTCTGAACTTATAGGAAACTATAAGAAGTATAGGATAAAGAGCCTATACGATAACAAATTTGACAATTAACTCCCCAAGTAATATGTTACGCCAGTTCAGTAACAATATGAAAGAGGTAGGAATGGTAGCAGGACAGCTATTCATACCAATTCTTTCAAAGGTTATGCCAATAGTAAACGGAGTAGCTATTGCAATCAAAAGATTATTAGTCAGCCTTGCTTCTTTAATGGGCGTTAAGATTGACTTTGAGAGCTTCGGACAAAGTGGCTATAAAGATACATCAGACGGCTTAGAAGATATTTCAGATGGCTACAAAGATGTAGCTGATTCAGCTAAGAAAGCTACATTATCCCTTATGGGATTTGATGAAATAAATAAATTACAGGACGATACAAGCTCAAGCAAGGGTTCAAGCGGTGGCGGCGGTGGTAGCACTATTGATTTGACAGACGATATTGCTAAGGCGGCGGCAGAATATGAAGCGGCGTGGAATAAAGCATTTGCCAATATGGAAAATTCGGCAGTTGCCTGGGCTGACAGAATAGAGAAAGCACTCGAACCTGTTAAGCAGATATTTAAAGACTTTGCTATCGGAGATTTTTATGCCGCAGGACAAGATACATCAAAGCTAGTTAGTGGCATATTTAACTGGTTTGCAGACGCTATTGATAAAGTTGATTGGTACGGAATTGGCAGAAATATGGGTGATTATCTTGCCGGAATTGATTGGGGAGAAGTTCTTTCAAGTGTAGGCAAGGCAATTTGGGAAGCGATAAAAGCAGCTATTGAAATGTGGCAAGGAATGTTTCAATCTGCACCTGTTGAAACTACAATTATGTCAGTTCTTGGAGTTATGAAGTTTACTGGCTTAGGCAAAAAAGTGGGCGAAAAAATATCTGACGCATTAAGCTGGAGTGCTATAAAAAAAGGAATAAAAAGTTTTTCTAGTAGCGGAGGACTATTAGAGGGCTTACAAACTATGCTAACAACGGACTTATCCACAATTATGCAAGCTGGTACTGCTGGGGAAATAGGCTTAACAATCGGTACAGGTATTATAGGCGGTATTGGTGCGGCTATTGGTGGATTTAGCTTAGGAAACAAGTTAAATGAAGCACTTACAGGTGAGAAGATAGACATGTCAATGTTTGACCAATTAGCATATCTTATAAAAGCACCATTTGAAGATTTAGACAGCTTTGTAGATGGAGTGATAGAAACTATCACATTCGGGCACAAAGATGATATAGCAAATTGGTGGACTACAAGTGTTGAGCCTTGGTTTACTAAGGAGAAATGGGGAGAATTAGGCGACAATGCTAAAACCTCATTAAGCAATACTTGGAATAGCTTTTCTAATTGGTGGGGTAATACAGCTATCGTAGGTTGGTGGAACAATAGCGTAGCACCTTATTTTACAAAAGCAAAATGGCAATCTCTTGGAGATAACGCAAAGGGTAGCTTAACTGATAGTTGGACTTCGTTCAATAATTGGTGGAGTGGCACAGGAATATATAATTGGTGGAATGATAATGTCTCACCATATTTTACTAAAGAAAGATGGGGCAACTTAGGTGAAAATATTAAGAATAGCTTATCTAACAGTTGGGATAGTTTTTCTAACTGGTGGAGCGGCACAGGCATATATAACTGGTGGAATAACCACGTAGCACCTTACTTTACAGCAGACAGATGGAACGATATGGCAAGCGGAATAATGCAAGGACTTAAAAGCGAGTGGTATAACGTACTTGATTGGTGGGATAGCAAGCCAGAACTTCACAGAATATCAGTTGCAATAGAAGATTTCTTTAGTTATATACGAGATTTATGGTACGACCTAAAGGACTGGTGGGGCGACTTATCACTTAGATTCCCTCATATTAAAATGCCACATTTTAGCATTGAGGGCGAATTTAGTCTTATGCCTCCAGAAGTACCTCATATTGGCGTTGACTTTTATGCAAATGGTGGATTCCCAAACAAAGGACAGTTGTTCGTTGCTAATGAAGTTGCACCCGAAATGGTTGGTACTATGGACGGAAGAACAGCAGTAGCCAATCAACAGGAAATTACAACAGGTATTGCTAATGCAGTTTATCCAGCAGTTTATAATGCTGTTAGGGCGGCTATGGCAGAAAGTAGCAATAACGTCAATGTAACACTACAAGGTGACGCTGATAAATTGTTTACAATGGTACAGGATAAAGCTAATAACTACACTAATATGACAGGGCAAGCGGCTTTTCCATATTGATAAGATTTGCGTATTGTGTTATTCTTTTACTATAAAATAAAAGTAAAGGGGTAACACAATATGGCAGAAAAGAAAACAAAGAAAAAAGACAGTAAACTAAGCATAGCAGCGGCAGTAACAGCACTATTTATATTCACAATCCCAATAGGTTTTATATTGGCTATTGTGGATTTAATTAAAAGTAAAGGCGACAAGTCACAAAGACACCTAGGCTCTTACTTTGCAATAGTATCGTTTGTACTATTTCTGATAGTCGCTTTTAGCAATGGAAGCAGTAACAGCAGTAACAATGCCAATGCTACGAAACAAGCTAGTACAACACAGCAAGATACAGGCACAGCAACGAATGATGACACAACACTTAAATATCTCAAACACGAAGTAATTACAGATAGCAATGATAGAGAAGTTGTTGTTGTTTATTTTGACTTTACAAATAACTCAAAAGACAACGAAGCATTTATTTACAACTATAATGTTACTTGCTTTCAGAATGGCAAGGAACTTGACTATCCATTAGCTAGTTTTGATATTGACGAATACAACAATGCGGCAAGAGAATTGCAGACAGGCGCGAATATTACAGTTGCAAGGATATACATACTAGAAGATAAGAGTGATGTTGATTTAGAAGTAACACCTTGGGGTTCAAACAAGAAACTTATGAAGCTGACATTAAAAGTAGAATAAAAAATCAGAACAAGTTGGGTAGACCTGTTCTGATTAGCACGTATGAGTGAATGTAAATTAACTCATACCAATAATAACAAATAAATAGCAAAATGACAAGGACATTTCACTTAATTGTGAGGTGTCCTTTTTGTGTGCTTAGAAAGTGGGGTTTTACTATGAATTTTATACAATACATAAAGCAAGCGTGGAAAGCTGACACTAGCGGCGGTACTCCATTAAGTCCAGATAGACTTAATCATATGGAAGATGGTATTAAGAATAATAACAATATGATAAGTGAGCTAAACAACAACAATATAACTAATAATATTTGCACTAATTTATTAAACCCAACACTTGAAACTTCCTCTAAGAATGGTGTTACTTGTAAGAATAATGGAGATGGTACTTATACTTTAAATGGTACTGCTAGTGATAGGGTAGTTTTTGTACTTGAAAATACGGCTGATATTATAAAAGAAAATGCTAATAAAACATTAAGATTTGTTTCAAGAGGTGATGCCTTAGACGCATACTTCGTTCAAATTTATTTTAATAACGCAACAGCTGCCAAAGATTCAGGAAGTGGAATTACTTTTAAAGTTCCAACAAATGTTTCTGAAACTAATGTGGCAGTTGCTATAAATAGCGGTACAGTATTACATAATATAATTATCAAACCAATGCTTACAACAAACCTCAATGCTACCTATAATGATTTTGTATCCTACACTGGTAACACAGGACGGCTTAATGCAGATGTTGCTTTGTTAAGCAACAATATTTTAAAAGAAATATTTAGGGAACAAGCAACTTATTATTTCAATGTTATTAATTATTCTTCATATTTATTAATGTTAAAACATGATGGCGGTAATAATGTTGCGGTATATTTAATTGGCTGTTGTTCTAAAAACGATATAACAATAGTTTCCATTCAAAAGAATGCACATTTTAATGTAGAAATAGACAATGGAAATGTTAAAATAACTTCAACTTTAAAATATTGGACATTAAGCTCATTTAGGTTTTAACAAAATTTTATTGCAATAGTTATAAAATGTTTTATATCTGTATCATATGAATATATATAAACTAAGGGAACGTGTCAGAGATGATATGTTCCTTTTTTGTTACCCATTTTTAAGTAGAAAGGGGCGATTGAATGATAAGTGCTGTAATTATCGAGGGGGTGACATTCCCGGTAGCATATAACGGCTACACATACAGCAGAAATAAAATATGGTCTAAGAATACAGGAAGAAATGACTACGGCGAAATGGTAGGAACAATCGTAGCCATTAAAGACAAAGTAGAGCTTCAATTACCACCATTAACAGGAGAACAGGCGTTGTTGCTTGATAATGTAGTAAGTGACATAGATAACCCATTCCCAACAGCACAAGTCCTATTCTTAGGCGGTCAACAAAAGGAAATGACAATATACATAGGAGATGTGACATATCCGTACCTTACAAGAGCAAAGAATGAGGACGGATTAATAGTCGGAGCAAAATTAAGTTTAATTCAGAAATAAGGAGATTAACTATGAAAATAACAGGAAATGAAGTTTTAGCACATTATGAAGCACTTGCAAGCGTGGCACAGCTTAAAATGGGTGGCAGATTAGCAGTTGCCATTATGTCTAATATTAAGGCATTAGAGCCACACTTTAAAGCGGTAGTAGAAACGATAGAAAAGATACGAAAGGAAAATAAAGATAACAACGATAAGATAAAATCAGAACTTGAAGAACTAGGAGAACAGGAAATAGAAGTATCTGAATACACAAAAGTTGATATAAGTGCATTTGATAGTTGTGAAGCCATTGAGCCAGCTAAGATTATCGCACTTAGCTTTATGATTAAGGATTGATCATCAGAAAGGAGCAATCCAATAAATGAAAAATATTAATTGGGGTGCGGATTTCAACTTACTGTATGCAAGATATTATAGCAAGTATACAGTTGACGGAAAAGAATACAATCAGACACTTAATGAGTTTAAGCACAGTAATATAATCAATCCGAATAATAGCATTTCCATAGGTAACACTTGCAGTAGCGGTGTTACCTTTTCTATTTTTAAGCCGCAAATTACGCTTGAAAATAAGAACATAACTATTTTTGAGGGTGTTAAGGGCAATAGTGGAATTGAGTATGTACAGATAGGTATATTTACTGTAACTAAAGAAGAAAGCAACGGCGAATACACTAAGTACACAGCCTATGACAAGATGTACAAAGCGGAAAAAGGTTATTTCTCAGAATTGACTTATCCTAGTACGGACAAGGCTATTTTAGAGGAAATCTGTGCAAAGCTAGGCATACAGTTAGCAACTAGCATAACAAACACACATACAATTACAGATAAGCCACAAGGCTATACAATGCGTGAAATGATTGGCTATATGGCTATGCTACAAGGCGGTAATGCGGCTATTAACTCTGACGGAAACCTTGAAATAAAGTGGTACAAGGATAGCGGCTACGTGCTTGACGGACACCAATACTATCAGCAAGGGGTTACCTTTACCACTAGCAAGGATTTTACTATAAGGAAACTGACTTGCAACAATACGAAGTCCGGTGATAGCAAAACAAGTGAGATAACCGCTGGTGACGGAACGACAGGACTTAGCTTTGCTAATCCATTTATGACACAAGAAATTCTTAATGAAGTCTATAACAAGATTGGCGGCTTTCAGTTCAGACCGCTCACAGTTAAGTTTTTAGGTGATTGGCGATTAGAGGTAGGCGACATTATTACTGTAAATAAAGGCGGCGTTGATTACAAAGTACCTATAATGCAGATTACACACGAATGTGACGGCGGCTTAATGGATACAGTTACATCTATCGGACAATCTGACACAGAAAACAGCAATATCGCTAGTGGTCCGATAACAAAGCAGATGGAACGATACTACGCCGATTTAGTTTTAATCAACAAGGCGGTTATTGAAAATGCTGATATAACTAATGCCAATGTTGAGAACTTAAAGGCGCATCAAGCGTATATAGACCAATTAAAGGCTAATAAGATTGAAACTGTCACAGCAGAAATTGTTAATTTGACGGCAAGTAAAGCTACGATTAATGAAGCTAATATCGCTAAGTTGCAAGCAGATTATGCACAGGTAGGCGTGTTAAATGCAGATGTAGCAGACATCAAGAACTTAATGTTTGGTTCGGCGACAGGCAAGAGCTTAACAACAGAATTTGCTAATGCAGTTGTAAGCGTTATCGGCAATGCACAGATTAAAGACGCTATGATTGACAGCATAGCTGCGAGCAAGATTACAGCACTTGACCTTAACACTACTAAATTTAAGGTTCATAGCGAAAATGGAATGTCTTATTGGCAAGACAATACAATTATCATCAAAGATACCGACAGAATAAGAGTTCAAATAGGTAAAGACGCTAATTCAGACTACAATATGTACGTTTGGGATAAAGCTGGAAATCTTATGTTTGATGCCTTAGGACTTACTGAAAAAGGTGTTACGAGGAAAGTTGTTCGTGATGATGTTGTTAAAGATGACGCTAATATCAATGCAAGCAAGCTAGATATTGAAACACTATTTAATGTTATCAATAACGACAACACACATACACTTAAGAGCAACAAGATTTACCTTGATAACGAAAAACAGACACTTAATGTCATTATGCAAGCTATAACAAGTGGTGCTGGCAAAGATTATACTCAATGGGGCGGTATGATGAAAGTTGCTAGTGATTTTATCACTAATAAGTTATGGTGGACTGAAAATGTTGATAATGAAAGCATTCAGACTAAGTTTTCTACTGTTAATCAGAAGCTAGATAGCTACGAAATCACGTTATCTGACTTATACCAACAAACGAACGATAATTTTATGGTGTATACAGTAACAGCAACGCCTACAAAAGATAATTATCCAGCTGTTAACTGGTTCATACCTATTTATCCGTCAGACGATTTATTTCCAAGTGATAATCTTACTTGGACTTACAGCAATGATGAATATGCTAAACATCACGGAGCAATAGCATACAACGAAACAGCTCAAAAAACTTGGCGTTGGGTTAAAGATGATAAAGGTAACTGGGGCTGGAAAGAGGTATCTAACACACAATTAGCTTATATGCTTAATCAGAACGCTAGCCTTAAGATTAATCTCAATACAATCTCAACGTCATTGTCACAGACACAAAAGAATATAGCTGATAATTACAGTACAACAACACAAATGAATAATGCTATTAGACAAGCAGTTAGTGCAGAAAGTAATAGTATCAAAAGTGAAATTTCCACAACTTATGTGACAAAGGAAACTCTTACAGGTTATAGCACTACAGAAGCTATGAATAACGCTATAACACAAGCAATAACCAAGGAAAGCAATAGTATTAAGCTGGAAGTGTCTAATAATTACGCTACAAAGAAAAGTCTTGAAAGCTATGCTACATCAGCAAGCCTTGAAGCTTACATCAAGAAAGACCCAGCAACAGGCGAGCTTAAGAGCGCCATAGAAGCTATTGCAGATACAATAAATATAACTGCAAGGGGCGGTCTTAATCTAAGTGGTGATAGATTTACGTTAAACAGCACGAATACCAGCATTACGGCAGACGGAACTATAACTTGCAATAACTTTGTCGGAAATGGCGGTACAATAGGCGGTTGGAATATTAATTCTACTTCGATTTACAGCGATTACAGATACGACCCTAGCGTGGGCTATGGCTTATATAGGGTGTCATTGAATAAATCAACCGGAAGCGATTCAAAGGTTATGTCTGTCAGAGCTACAGTTAAAGATAATGTGTTTAACTATCCATTTTATGTTAGAAGTGACGGATATATGTATTCGGTAAAAGGACAAATTAGTGGATTCCAATTTGATTCAAACAAGATGTCAAATACAGTTTCTATATATTTACTACCGGATAAAGATGTGTTACATACCTTGCGAAATGCCGTTGTAAACAATACAACATCACAACTTGCATTAAGTCAATACGACCTAGATGGAAGTGGCAAAGTTGATTTGACTGATTTTGTAGTAGCAAAAAATTATGTTTTAGGAACACAGACAGAAGCCAATTTTAGTAAGTGGAAGTATGCAAAAAAAAGTGACATAACATATAAGCTTAACCCTTCTGACGTTAAGAACGCTTTGAGTATTTCAGGTACTGATATTTGGGGCAAAACAAGGCAAACTACATTAGGAATAGGCACATTGTATAGTAATGAAATTAGTTGTGATAATTTGATTGTTAAAGATCCTGTAGACTATTCAACTTTTAACACCTTTTTGAATACAATAAACGTCAGAGAATCATCAACATCAATAGATTTGGATAGCTTCAAACGCAACTACGTTATCAAGGGTAATGGAATGCTGATTGTTAATATATCAGTTTGGACGGACACTACAGATGATTATGGAACTACTGCAGCAGAAATATACATTGACGAAAAATGCGTTACGGAGAACCGCCACAGAATGACAAATAGCCATCCGTCAGAACTTGCAGGTGGTACTACATTTGTTTGGTGGTTTAATGACAATACAACACACCATATCCAAATAAAAGCCGGTTCATCTAAAGCCGGCACAAAGACTTATACACAATCTATTCAAGCACTATTTGGATTACAAATATCAACATAATGCAAATCAAATGGTTTGCAATCGGATATTAATAATTAAGGACATCTTCGGGTGTTCTTTTTTAATGCAATTAGGAGGTAAAACACAATGTTAGACATCAACTCATCAATTCAGAAGAACGGAACATTATCTGTTCAAAATTCAGACGGAACACTTAAACAGGTAGCTTATCTGTCAGCCACAATCAGCGAAAGTGGCACAGTTAGTATGTCAGCCAGCTTTAATGATTTTGCGGCATACTTAGCAAATGATATAGCACTAGATAGCGAGCTTAAGAGCTTTCTTGATGGCGTTAAAAACACTTACAAGGCAACATATAGCACAGAAGATAACACAATTAGTTCAGATGTAAATATAACAGGAACAACAGAAAGTGAGGTATTTTAGTTATGATTAAATGTGGAGATTTTTCAGCGTGGAATGGTAGCGACTTAGACTTTGACAAAATGCGTGCGGCAGGACTTACACACGCCATTCTTAAGGTTATCAGACGTGACCTTAATGCAGATGAACAGTTTGAAAACAACTGGAAAAAGTGCCGGCTAACTGGCACACATATTTGCGGCGTTTATAACTATGTTTATACGCCTAGCGCAGAAGAGGCAGTAACAGCGGCTAAGCGTGTCTTAGAGATACTTGACGGACGTAAAGTTAAGGTGTGGATGGATATAGAAGATACTTGTATGCAGAATTTAGGGTCAGACCTTATCGACATAATCAAGGCATATAAGCACACAATAGAGGAAGCTGGCTATGAGTTTGGTATTTATACAGGCATGGCGTGGTATGGCAGTTACATTGCCCCATATGCAGACGAAGAAATTCTTAACTGTGATTACTGGATAGCAAGGTACTATCTTGGATATGATGAAATGACACTTGATACAGACCCTAACGAAGATAAGAAGCCTAGTGTTGCTAGAAACCTTGTAGGCTGGCAGTATACATCAAGCGGTGTTGTAGATGGAGTAGACGGAGTTTGCGACTTATCTGTATTCTACGGAGAACACGAAGAAACAGCAAGCGATACAGATGATACAGACAATGAAGAAACAGCAGACAACAGCAGTGAAGCTGTAGATGTTACATATGCCGCATATACCGACAGGTGGTGGGATGAAGTGACTAACGACAGCGACTGGGCTGGCAAGGGTGATGATACAGCTATCAAGGCTATTGCTATCAGAGTTAGTCGTGGTGATGTTAAGTACAGAGTACACTTGCTAAACGGCGGCTGGTTGCCTTATGTAACAGGATGTAACTATGACGATTTTGATAACGGCTATGCAGGTGACAAGAAACACGAGATTGATGCCGTAGAAATCATCTACTACACACCAGAGGGTGAGCCTTGGAAGTATGCAAAGTATATGGTATCTGTATTCAACAACCGCAACTTCTATCCAGAGCAGATAGATGATGAAACATCGAATGGAATGGACGGATATGCAGGTGTTATGGGTAATGCAATCGACAAGTTCCAGTTAGTTGTCGAATAGTGTCAGAATAACACGACCGAAAGTATTTGAAATATACTAAAGATAAATGTATAATAAACTTGTCTTTGAGAAAAGACCCTTAAACATTTTCAAGTTCTGGCAGGCGATATTGTTTGATTGGCGTTGGCAATATCGCCGCTACACTTGACACTATAGAACGTGTGTTCTATAATAATCGTATCGCTATCAAACGTGCAAGGGCAAGAGAGGGGAGCGCAGGTTTATGAGTAATGAGGAATACAGGCGAATAATAATAGAAACAGTCAATAACTGTAATAATAAAAGATTTTTAAAGTTTTTATATGAATTAATTATATCATTCAAAAAGAAATGGGGCATTTAATGCCCCTCTTTCTCATACCAATAGGCTATATTGTCAAATATAGTTTGTTGATGTTCTTTGTTAAGTTTCATTAACTTCTTAACACTATCCAACATTTTCTTATCTGACATTAAGTCGGGAATGATATCAGCATTATCAGTAGATAAATTATCTTCCCACCCCATTAAATATGATGGAGAAATATCAAGAATCTGTGCAGCAATCTGAATTTTATCACTTGGTATGTTTGTTACGGCATTGTTTTCATACTTATATAATGTCTGTTTAGAAACGCCCATCTTTTTAGCCAACTCTACTTGTGACATATTGTTAAGCTCTCTTTGTTCCTTAATCCTATCTCCAACAGTTTTAATCATTAGTGTTTCCTCCTTTCCTATCGGTAACTTGATTATAGCACAAAAAAGTTACAAGTCAAGAAAAAAATAACTTGACAAGTTACTTTTGCGGTGTATAATAAGAGTAACTTCAAAAGTTACGAAGTTGGAAAGGAGATGAGAAGATGGTTGATACAAATAAGCTTCGTGGGATTATTGCTGAAAACGGAAAAACGCAGACAGAAGTTGCACAAATGATAGGTGTAACACCCAAGACTTTCTATTTACGAATGCACAAGGGCGTTTTTGGCAGTAACGAAATTCAGATTATGATTGATAATTTGAATATTGAAAATCCTATGGAGATTTTTTTTGCAAAGAAAGTAACTTCACAAGTTACTGGAAAGGAGTAAGAATGAGTAAAATTAAAAAATGTGTAAGCATATTTTTGAATAAGCATTTTGTGAAATGGAAATTTTTACAGAGTACATTTGTTATTCCATTTCAAAAAAATGGGAAGATGTATTTGCATATTTCACAAGTTTGTGAAAACGGAACAAGAGTTATAAAAAGAACTTTCCTCATTGAGCATTTGGTTGATGATAACTTGGCGGTTACGAACCAAACACTCGCAGAGGAAGAAAGAGTGTTTAAAAACCCTACATTATTTTAATCCATGTAGTATATCCACACTCATCGCACTCTGGTAATGTTTCACCACGATGTTTTATAGAAACAATTCCGTTGTCGTTTTCGTTACCACACTGCATACATACATATGTACCACAGTTTACAGTGTCGTATGTACTAAATGTTTCAGAGTAATGATTATCCATATTTTCACCTCTTTTCTTAATAGAATAAGAGGATTATATCACAAATTACAGATTGAGAGGTAATAACAATGAATGAAGTTCAGATTGATTTATTAAAAAACTATATACTTGAGGATTTAGAAAAAGCAAGAAAAAGCGACATATCTGCAAAAGAAAAGGCAGAATTAGAAATTTCAGCTTTAAGAGCACTTGTAGAGCTAGAAAACAGTCCGGTAGCCGCAAGAATTGACAAGGCTTATGAAGCTTTTACGACACAGCAGAATAAAATAGATATTAATAAAAATTTTTATGATAAGGTTACTGAATATTGCAACGAAAAGAAAATGCCAATATCAGTATTTGAGAAAATGTGCAGCATTGGTAATGGAACGTGTGGTCGTTGGAAAGATAGTATGTCATCTCCAACATTAACTACTATACAGAAGATTGCAGAAGCAACAAAAATCCCAGTTGAAAAATGGATTAAGTAAAGAGGTATCAATGAAGAAATTAAGACTTTGTGACATAGCATTAATAACATCAATAATCGCTGTTGTTATTGCAATATTGAATATTTCACTTACGATAATTGACTTATTATTTTGATAATAAGCAGAAAGGAGCAAGAATGAAAAAACCATCTGTTTCGGACGTTGCATTAGTACTTTCAACATTTGTTTTGCTGTTTCAGATTTTTTGCCATTTTATTTTGCCAAATCTTTGACAAAATCAATTATTTCTGAATGATGTACAGCAAATTCCATTAAAGCACAGATGATAGAAACAATCACAGAAATCCAGCCTTTAACATCAGCTTTACTTGATGTTTTTAACGCAACATCAGCTTGTGTTTTGGAACTTTTAGCAATTTCCTTAGCTGAATCAGCTTGGGATTTAGCGGATTGAGCCATATCGTGAAGTTCTTTGCTTGTCTTTTCAAGATAGGCGGATTGACTTTCCATAAGTTCATATGGAGATTTGCCTTTTTCATATGTAGGCATTTTGGGTATTGTGGATTGTGGGAATAAGTCATCCATATTTGGATGTGTAGGTTCGTATCGCATAATAATTCTCCTTAGTTTTTAAGGAATTATATCACAGAAAGGAAGTGAATTAAATGAGTGAAAAGGAAAAGGAAGTAGTTGAGAAACTAAAAGAAGCAATTCCTAAGATGTCGGATTTCGACAAGGGTTATATTCTTGGAAAAGTTGAGAATATGGCAGAAAAAAGTGATAAGGAATGTAACAATGACAGAAAGGAGTAAGAATGGCAGAAGTCACAAGAAAAGCTATCCAAAATGAAATGACAAAAACGATAGAGGGAAGTTGCTTCTATGAAAGGCTCCACTGCAACGGACAAGATATAAGCGAATTGATTGCTGACACAAAAGCATTAATTGCCCAACATAACTTATCCGTTTTAGAAGCCAAAGGGTTTTTAGATTATATGAAGATTATTCTTGACAATTCTTCATATCTTCAAATTCAGAAATAGCCTTAATACAACATTTTTCAAAAGATGTATTGTCAGGTATTTCTTTAGCAGTCTTGAGTATAGATAATACTTTGTCAGAGTGAGGATATTCAAGACCACAGTTAGGGCAAATAATCTTGTCGGCAGATACACTTTCATTAACAGTATATCTATTGTGGCAAGTACAAGTTATTTGAAATTTTAGAAACATATTTTCACCTCTTTTCCTATTTAGAATAAGAGGATTATAACACAGAAATGCAGAAAGGAGTTATATGGATAATTTACAAATTTTTAGCAATTCAGAGTTTGGAGAAATCCGAACTGCATTAGTAAATGATGAACCTATGTTTTGCTTGGCTGATGTATGCAAGGCATTGGAAATGAGTAATCCAACAATGGTTGCGCAGAGATTGGATGATGATGAACGCACTAAGCTAGACTTAGGGCGTCAAGGAGAGACAAACTTCATAACAGAAAGTGGTTTGTACGCAGTAATTCTTAGAAGTGACAAACCCAATGCTAAGAAGTTTCGTAAGTGGGTTACATCAGAGGTCCTTCCGTCAATCAGAAAGACAGGCAGTTATAGTATGCCAAAAACAACAGGCGGTCAGATACAGCTTTTAGCACAGGGCTATACAGAACTTGAACAGGCTGTTAACTCTATCAAAGAAGATATGACAGAGCTTAAGGATAACACACCTCTTTACGGCTGTGAGATTGATGAGGTCAAACAGCACGTTAATAGAAAAGGCGTAATTGTACTTGGTGGCAAGGATAGCGAAGCCTATAAGAACGGCAGTATTCGCAGTTCGGTATATTCTGACATATATAAGCAGTTAAAACGTGAGTTTGGTTGCGTAACAACATATAAGAGCATAAGAAGAAAGTACATTGATAATGTACACAAGTTTATAGACGATTATGCGCTACCTATGGCACTTGCTGAACAGGTAAATGCAGCTAATGCACAGATAAGTATGAGCTTTTAAGGAAAGGAGTTTTAGCAGATTGATATTTATTATTTCTGAAAAAGGCGAGCAGATTAATGAGGTAGAAAAGCTTGAAATCCTGGCACATATTGGCAGAAGAACAAGTTACCTCTTAGGAAGAAATAAACATTGTGAGCCATTAAGGAGCATAGTTACAAGAGATATTTTAGGGCAGTTAAAGCACGAATACGGGTGTGGTTTGAGTGGACTTAAAAAGGAGTACATAGCAGACACTCACGATTTTATCGACTGCTACGAACTGCCTACAATAATGAAAGAGAGATATAAGCTATGATACAGGGATTTATGCTAGGAACGATATTCGGGATGTTTTTAGAACTGGCTTGTATCGTTCTGACAATGGCAAGGGCAAAGAGAAAAGAAAGGATTGAACAATATGAAACAGGTAAACGAGAAAGTAATAACAGTACAGGATTGCATTGATATGTACGAGAAAAAGGATATGTATACAGTTATTGACGGCGGTAAAGTTGTTGGATTTGTAGAAAAGAGAGGGGAGAACTAAAGATGAAAGAGAGAAATAACAATATTACAGTTTTTGGGTTAGTTGCAGAAGAACCAGCTTTTAATCACGAAGTTTTCGGAGAAAAATTCTTTAAGATGATGATTTCGATTGACAGGGTTAGCGGAGCAGTAGATATACTTCCTGTTCTTATATCTGAAAGAATTGCAGATATGAACGAATTAAAAGCAGGTGCTTGCGTAATGATTACAGGAAGAATAAGAAGCTACAATGAGCATATAGGTGAAAAAAGCAAGTTAATATTAGCAATCTTTACCGAAAATATAGAAATATATGAAAACGAGGTGGAACTACCTTTTAATAATGATGTAGTTCTTAGAGGTTTCATTTGCAAAGAACCTATATACAGGGTAACACCACTTGGAAGAGAAATAACAAATGTTCTCATAGCTGTTAACAGAGCATATGGCAAGTCAGACTATATACCTTGCATAGTTTGGGGCAGAACAGCTAAGTTTGTCGATCACTTGCCAGTAGGAACACATATAGAAATGACAGGTAGGTTTCAGTCAAGACCTTATGCGAAGAAGATAAGCGAAGATGAAATTGAAAACAGAGTAGCTTATGAGGTATCAGTAGGCAGAGTTGAGATTATAGGGGAGAATGCTGATGAATAGTGATATTACTGTTTCGGAATTAGCTAGTATGGCAGCAGATAACGAAAAGCGTTGCCAAGTATGGCATCCAGTTCAAGGCGTTATCTTTGACGGCACGTTTGATGAACTTGACAGACGGCATTATCTTGCGGATAAGACAGTTGATAACTTCTCAATAGAAGATGATGTATTCATTATGAATATATAAATAAGGAAAGGATATGTTTATGGAAAGAGCAATTTTAAAAAAGGTAGTTCTTGAAAACTTTATGTGCTATGCACACGCAGAGTTTGACTTTTACGCCATCACAAAGATTATGGCAAAGAATGGTAAAGGCAAGTCAACTATTGCTACAGCTTATCTGTGGTGCTTGTTTAACTGTGATTATGAATTAAAGGATAATCCGGTTGTCAGACGTGAGGTTGACGGAAAATCCGTTGATGACATGGATACGGCGGTAACACTTACGCTTGATGTCGATGGCAAGGAAGTTACATTGAGAAAGGTTCAGAAGCGTACATACAGCAAGGACGGCAGTTCATACAAGGACGATAACAAGTATTTTATCAATGATGTGCCTAAGACATTAAAGGGCTTCAACACATACCTTGATGTTGATATGAATGTATTCAAGATGTGCAGTAATGTGAACGCATTTCTCAATCAGAAGCCGGCTGAAATGCGTGAGTACTTATTCGGTCTTGTAGGCAATGTTGCAGACCTTGATATAGCTTCACAGAAAGCTGAATTAGCCGAGTTAGTTCCTTTGCTTAATAAGTATACAGTTGAAGAATTATCTGCTATGAATAAGGCTACCAAGACCAAAATCACAAAGGATTTGCCTATTCTTGACGGACAGATTAAGGAAAAGGAAAGAGATATTCAGCTTAAACAGGCTATTGACGTTTCTGACCTTGAATTACAGAAAAACAGCCTTAAAGAACAGATTGCTGATTGCGTGGCAAAGCAGACCGACAATGACAAACTGATAGCTGAATATGACAAAGCTAGTTCAGATATTCTTAACTTGAAGTTTGAACTTAGTGATATGAGCCGTAAAGCCAATGAGGATAATGTTAAGGCTAGGAGAGATATTGAGAACAGAGTTTCTGAAAAGAAAGATTATCTTTTCAACATAGTTGCTACTATTCAGAAGAACAATTCTGAAATATCTGGTTATCAGAATGACATTGAAAACGGAACGAGAGAAAGAAACAGGCTTGCTGATGTTTGGAAGAAGATTAAAGAAGAAAAATTCAATGACAATACAGCAATTTGCCCTACTTGCCACAGAGAACTGCCAGCAGAAGAAATTGAAAGCCTTAGAAGTTTATTTGAAAAGACAAAGGCTGATAGGCTGGCAAAGGTTGAAAAAGACGGATTAGAAGTTAAGGCGGGTGTTGATAATGCAAGAGATATGATACCAAGGCTGGAAAAATGTAACGAAGAAAATATTGCTAATCAGCAGAAGTTGGAAGAAGAAGTTGCAGACCTTGAAAAGCAGTTATCAGAACTTCCACAGGAAATTGATGTGACAACCACCGAAGAATACAAGGCACTTGAACAGCAGATAGCTGAAAAGGAACAGGCTATGCACAAAGCTAATGATATTTCAGCGATTAAGGCAGAATTAAAGGCACAGGAAACAGCTTTAAGGCAGCAGTTAGCAGAATGCGAAAGCCAGATTGCAAAGCCTGATACAGCAGCAGACGAACAGCGACTTGAAGAATTAAGACAGACGAGGATTGATTCTGAACAGAATAAAGCTAATGCCGAGAAGATTCTTGATTTACTTGATGAATTAGACAAGGCAAAGAACGAAGCTTTGACAGAAGCGGTAAACAGTCATTTTGGGTTAGTTAAGTGGCAGTTATTTGAATATGCCAAGAATGGCAATTACAAGAGTTGTTGCATACCTACAGTTGACGGAAAGAGCATTTTAACAACTATGAGCAACAAGGGTAACAGGATTTTGGGTAGAGTTGATATTTGCAACTCAATTCAGAAGATTAGTGGCATATCAGTGCCTATTATCTTGGATGATTCTGAAAGCCTTAGTACGGACAATCAGAAAAAAGTTGCCGAAATGGTGGATAGTCAGTTGATTATGTTGATTGTTAATGATAGCGAGAAATTAGAGATTGTGGAGGGGATAATATGAAGCTCTATTTTTATAAAATAAATACAGATGAAAGATATGGAAAAGTAGGAATTGCAGTACAGGTTTGTGAAGCGGAAGAGAAACCTAAGACATACAAGTCTGCTGATAGAGTTTTTCCAAACTACTTAAGTATAGTAAGAAAAGATGAAGAAGGGCAGATATTGCATTTTGATTGTCTATTCCTTACAGAACCTAACTTTGAGTATGCCAAGGAGAAATTTAAGAAGCGGGCAGAATCAAGGGTTGCACAGGCAAAAGAAAAACTTGAAAGAGAAGAAATGGAATTGAAGATAGTCGAAGAAAGTGAGGATTAATTATGGCAGAGAATACACAGATAGTTGAGTATGAATCAAATGGGGAAATGGTAAAAATTTCTCCAACAATGATAAAAAGATACCTTGTAAGTGGCGGCGGCAATGTATCTGACGGAGAAGTAATGATGTTTATGTCATTATGCAGATACCAGCACTTAAATCCGTTTTTGAGAGAAGCATACCTTATTAAGTATGGAAGCAACGACCCGGCCACAATAGTTACTGGAAAAGACGTTTTCACAAAGAGAGCCAATGCGGACCCACGATATAAGGGAAAGAAAGCAGGAATTATTGTAATTAAAAAGGACGGAGCTGTTGAAGAGCGAGAGGGAACAATGGTTTTACCTAACGAAACTATCGTAGGTGGCTGGGCGAAAATCTTTATTGACGGAAAAGAGGACGAGTATCAGTCGGTAGGTTTTGATGAGTATGCAGGAAGAAAAAAAGATGGTTCGCTTAATAGCCAATGGGCGAAAAAGCCAGCCACAATGATTAGAAAAGTAGCTGTTGTACAGGCTTTAAGAGAAGCGTTTCCAGATAGATTTCAAGGTTTATATGCACAAGAGGAATTTCAAAATGTATCAGATGTGAAACTTGATACAGAAAAGGTTGTTGCTGATGAGATTAAAGAAAACGCAAACACAGTAGATTTTGACGAGGACAACATAATTGATGTGGAGTCGACTGACACAGCCGGCAAGCAGTCAGAGGAGCTACCGCCATTCATGCAGGCAGAATAAGGAGGAAATATGATTTTTGTTAAACTAATGATTTTATTGTGGGTTGTCTTTTTGATAATCAGATTTTTTGTAAGGGCAAATTTAACACTTTCGGAAAAGGCGCTTATTGCATTAGGTGGCAAACTCCCAAAATTAACATTTGGACTTGTATTGTTGCTTATCAGCTTTTGCCTTGCGTTAATTGATAGCTTTGTAGCTTTGGTCTGGTTTTTATTTTTTAGATAAGGAGATTGAGCATGAGAGTAATTTCACAGGATGGAACAATAGATATGCCATATGAAGAGGTGATTATTCAGAGATTCAAGTCAAGAATTTATTTTCTGAATAAAAACTTAACAGGCGTTGAGTCGCTTAGTGATGACATGCAAATTGCTGAATATTCCACCGAAGAAAAGGCAATTAAGGCTATGGAAATGTTGAGAGAAGTATATGCCGGTATGCCTATCGTGATACAGAATGTTAATACACCAAAAGGTACATTAAAAACACTTGAAGTGGTACAAGGATGTGGAACTAGCAACATTGTCTTTCAATTCCCACAGGATGATGAAATCGAGGTGTGAGTATGGCAAAACACACAATGCAGGAATTATACCAATGGCAAGCATTACCGCTGAATATCAAGGTTTTAATGACAGCCGAGAGAATAAGGAACTGGGTAAATGAATTTGGCGAAGATGGCGTGTATCTGTCATTTAGCGGTGGCAAGGATAGCACAGTTTTAGGACACATAATCAGAGAAGTTTGCGGATATAAAAATATTCCTTTTGTGTTCGTAGATGTTCCGACACAATATCCAGAGTTAAAAGAGTTTGCACAGAATTTTGATAACCTTGTGGTTTTAAAACCTAAGATTTCATTTGCAGAAGTTTGTGAAAAGTATGGATTTCCGATGTTTTCAAAGGAAATATCAGAATGTGTTGCAGATAGTAGAAAATACATTAGAATCCTTACAGACAGACAGACAGACAGACAGACAGACAGACAGACAGACAGACAGACAGACA